CATATTCTTCTTTCCTGGATACATTTCGTTATTAAACCACGCCACGACATTCTTGTTTTTTGTATTATTCTTGTTTTTGTTATTGTTATTCGAATTGGAATTAGAATTAGAATTAGAATTAGAATTGGGAATATATCTTAACATACCGCGACGCTCGTTCAAGGTACGTTGTCTACTTTGTCGTTGTCCTTGTCGTCGTCCTCGAGTACCCAAGTCGGTATTATAAAATCCCGATCTGAAACTACCCATTGTAAACCTGGGCACCGTCATTGATCCACCTATTCGCCGCGAACTACTAACAGGCATTATTACTATAAGTATATATTTTATATAAATAAGAACCGAGAATTTCTTATTAATATTGATATTAATACAATTTAACTATGATATTTATACGTATCGCTTAACAATGTAAAACATAGCGGCTGCAACAACACCGGTAGATGCAAGTCCAACCATGCTTCTATTACCATTCGCGTTCAAAAATTGGGGTACAAAATTCGCCAACTTCTCCTGGACTGGTTTACTGATAGCCGCGCCAGTACACGCAGCAATTAAAACAAGTTGCAATTGCTCGTCTGTGAGGTTAAGGGGGTTTCCTGTACTCTTCTTTTCTTCTGTTTGTGTTTGTTGTTGGACTGGTTGTTGCAAAGCCATCATTGGCGCCTGCATTTGAGATTGAACCATGCGTGGATCGGCGGCCATCATTGGTGGTTCGAGTGGTTCTTGTGTCTGGCCCATAATATCCGAAATTGGTGTAGAGTCCATTGTCTGTTTATCTTCACTTATATTTTTTTCAGGGAAATTCTGCGAAGTGTTTGGAATAAACGATGTAGATGGGTTATTTAACGATACCATACCATCACCTGAATCAGCTAAATTTAGCGTGTGTACATCGGTCATTTAATAATATCTAACTTTTTTCCCAAAAAACATTTACGCGCCTCGTCCTGTAGTTATCACGTCGTAATTTGGGTGTATTCCTCTTAACATCCGCCTGTATTTTGGTAAAATGTGACCTCTCTCCAAATCGGTCATGGTATCGTTGATGTGAATCTGGTTTTTTTCATGGTTTACATCTATATAAAATGAATATCCATGACTAAAAGTGGAATCATCTACAATTTCCGAAGGTAATCTCTTATGTGGGAATAATAACTCTTCGGGTAATCTCAACGAGATTGTGGGCTGTGCGTGCATTTTCCTAATTTGTCTTTTAATTAACTCTCGAACAAGCGTCATTTCTTTTTAGTTATAGTAAAATTTGTATTCTTTGACGCTGACTTAAGGTTTCCTTTTTTGATATTATCGTGTTTTGGATTAAACATCTTTTTATGTGTTTGCCAAAATTGGGGTGCGCCAACCTTAAAATTTTTACGTACACTCGCTTTATACCAGAATACACAGTCCTCAATTTTATTTGATTTGGAAGTATTATCAAGTACAAGACACTCGTAGTTTTCCGTACAAGCATCCATCACCTGATTAAACAAATGGAAAGAAGGGAAAATGCCCATGAAGGATTTATAGAGCTTTTCGCGGTTTTGTATTATATTCTCGCGTAAAATAAAAACATAGTCTACATTTGCACGTAAAGCGGGTGGAAGGTCCATACAATATTGCATAGTAAGCATAAAGAATATTTTCCAATGTCTTCCGTTCATAAAACACTGTCTAATACATGTATCTTTCATGAATTTAGAATCATACATACAATCATCTAAAAGTAAAAATGCTCCACTATTCTGTGTCTTTCCTGAACCTATAAGTTTTCTCTGTCTCTCTAATACTCGTTCTATAGCCTCTCTATCATAATCCCCGTATATGAATAAATCTGGAACGTATTGTTGATAATAATGATTCCCCTCCTCTGTTGCCGACATCACAACGCCCGCTGGTAGATGTTTCTTATGAAACAATATATCCGTTACCAGAGTAGATTTACCAGTGTTACGTTTACCTATAAATACACAAACTTTATCGTCTGCCATTCGTTCAGGTTTGAATTTTCGTAATTGAAGATTCATCTAAAATATAGCGTCGTTTTAATTCACAAAATTTTACTCACGAATAGTAAGAATGGCCGGACGTTTAAATCTAGCTACTAAAGGGATTCCTGATAAATGGCTCACGGGAGAACCTCAATTCTCGTATTTCTTGATGAACTTCAGACGGCATACTCGATTCGCAGCAGAATCTATAGAAACACCTTTTGACGGCACGACTGACTTCGATAATATTTTAGAATGTCGTATACCCAATAATAAAGGAGATCTCATTCGAAGTATGATGCTTCGATTCACCCTAACACATCCTTCTGGAACAAATGCACGGTTTAATAAATCTATAGGTACTCGCATAATAGACTACATAGACCTATCTATTGGTGGTCAGACTATACAGCGTCTCACGGGTGAATACATATATATGTACGACCAGCTCCATAATACAACAGACGACACAAATCAGACACTCTATTTTTTAACGGGGCATGACCAATATATCACGGTTGGTAGTGAATTTACATATAATGTACTCATACCCTTCTATTTTTTCCGGCATCCAAGTTTAGCTTTACCTGTACACGCGCTCACAAAACAACTCGTGGAAGTTCGAGTTAAATTCAAACCATTAAAGGATGTATCTATATCCTATTCGGGTGGTACTGCATCTTCACCCCCTTCGAATGTTGCGTCTACTATGAAAAATCTATCCCTGATAACAGATTTCTTTTATATAACAGAAGATGAACGTAATTTCATGCTCACGAGACCCATTGAATATGTGATAACACAAGTTCAAAAATCGCAGTTTCGTATGGAGTCGGGAGAATCTAAAAAGGCAATCATGGTGAATTTTAAAAACCCGGTCAAAGAAATGTATTTCATAGCTATTAAAGATGGGGGAATAGATGAACATACAAAAATTAATAACGTTGTGTTAAAATTCAACAATAATACGGTTATAGATGCAGATTATATGATGTTAGAAAATGAACAACCTCTTAAATATCATACTGGATACCCAGATACTAACTCTAGATTTGGGTTGTATAGTTTTTCTCTTAAACCGGAAACATACAGACCGACAGGACAAGTAAATATGAGTCGAGTTTCTCATAAACTACTCGAAATGGAACTCGCTAATTCAAGTGGTAACACTGTTCGGGTTTATGCCGTAAATTATAACGTTTTAAGAATAGAAAGCGGCCTAGGTGGTTTAAAATTTTAGATAGTAATAATAGTAATGGCTGGTAGAGTACAACTCGCAACATCAGGCCCACAAGACATATTCTTTACAGAAGACCCAGAGTATACGTATTTTATAAAGAATTTCAAAAAACATACAAATTTTTCTACGTTCTTTGTTGATCTCGACGTGGATGGTGAAGTAGAATTTGGAAATAATTTACGTTGTACGATTCCACAAAATCAAGGAGATCTCTTAAAAACTCTAAGTTTTAAAGTTGAATTATCACCCATAAACCAGTCCTTGGTAGGAGGCACAGATGGGACTAGGTATAACGAATCTATTGGACACGCTATGTTTGAATATGTAGAGCTTTTTATTGGGGGACAATTAATACAACGCATACCACGAAACTTTCTACAAATTTATAGCGAATTGTACGTAACACAAACAAACCAAACCCCATTAGCTACCCTCATAGGAAAACCACCAGGTGAATTATCTGGATCTAAAGTTAATGGTTCGGATATATTGGGATATCTCCCGTATGCCACTGCGTATACTAAATATTTTGTAGACATTCCATTCTATTTCTATAATAATCCAGAATTGGCGATTCCATTATGTGCCATAGATAAACAAGAAGTTGAAATCGTATTTAAATTGGCGAATTCTGCGGATTGTTATCACTATCAAGAAACTTCTGGTGGGCATCTACGCAGATACGGTGTAGAAATCAAAAACCTTATTAAAAGTCTCAAAGTCACTGCCGAAATGGTCTGTTTAGATGAACCAGAACGAGCTAAACTACAAAGCAAAAAAATTGATTATATAGTAACGCAAATACAGGAAAATACATTTGACCCACTTCCCAGGGAAGATAACCATAACACATTTTCAGAAGCGACATATAGACTGAATTTTGTAAACCCTATAAAAGAACTATTCTTCGTGATTCAAAAGGTCATAACAGTACCCATTAGTAGTCGGTGGGTATCCGCCTTTGATTGGGACCACACCGAACAAATTCTAAACACGGGATCTTCTCACTCGAGCGCTATTCCTATGTCGAGATATATAAATTATGAAAATCTTCATAATCTTTCATTAACACTCGATGGGGAAACTATTTTGGACGAAGATACAGGTAGTTTAATAAATCTACGCGCAGTTCAAAGTGGTATACACCATTCCCGAACACCCCTTTACCGACGTTTCTATTCATATAGCTTCAGTCTCGAACCAGAGCGTTGGTACCCAACTGGACAGAAAAACTTCAGTTTTATAAAAAACCAAAATCTCAAAATAAAAATCAACCCACACGTCGGATTCGGGGACCGCGGCTTGCGTGTATATGCCCTAAGTTACAACATACTCCGCATTGAAAATGGAATCAGTAAAATACTATTTATACAATAATGGACATCGAACAAACGGCCATTGATATAATTCAGCCCGTATTAGAACAAGCTCTGGTATTATCAGGGGAATACGCAAAAGCGTGTGGGCGTGATACAATTTTATCCCAAGATATGGAATATTGTATTAAATACTGCGCCATGAACACCGTAGGACTACATTCCGGTTCCCTTTTTCCGGAAATATATGACGGTGATGACGAAGATAGTGATGAAGAAGATTTTGAAATTGTTAACGAAAAAAAAGAAGGTTTAAAATTTGAACGTTATTCAGGGGGGGATGATAAATTCCTAAAAATAAACGAATCCTACGATATTTGGGACGAGTGGGTGCCTCAAAATGAAGCGGAACAAATGATAAAAGATTCCATCGATAATAATTCCGAATTAACTGATAATAATTACGATGATTTCTGGGAAAGAACGCAATAAATAAAAAACATTTATCATATTAATGGAATTAGATCCTACCGACGAACCATCAGGATGGGATGTCATCGATTACAAACACTTTAGTGTGTGTGGAAGCGATACTTCTGAAACTGAGACGGATACGGATACAGAATCGTGTACGGATTCTACCGCCAACTCCCAAGAAGGTAATAAACCTCCTAAATTTAACAAAAAGGTCAAGGATATGAAAGGATTTGAAAAAACTGAATATAAGAAAATATTAGTCGAGGAGGAACTACTCCCAGAATAAAATATCTTTTAATAGTATAAAAAATGGACGAAACACTCACTCTTGTTACTCAGGAACTCGAATCTCAAAGCCTCAACGCTGTTGTCGCTGGCTTCAGCTTCGCTGCGGCGCTCTCTTGGATGGATCTCGTGCGATGGGTTATTAACCAAATCGTCAAGGTTAACAAGAATGGTGGCGCTAACTACGCTTTGACTGCGATCTTCACTACCTTGTTGTCGGTCCTTGTCTATCTCGGTATTTCCAGAGTGTCTCCTCGTGTCGAGAAGCCACGCACACCAGTCTTTGCCGTTACTCGATAGATTTTGGTTTCCTCATAAATATCAATAATATGAGACCGGTCAATACTATTACAAAAATAGATACAAATGCATCCCATCTATGCGGATCCTCTAATTCGGGGATTTTCATAGGCGGTGGGAGAGACATGTCTCTCATGACTTTAGGAACACTCTCTAGTTTATTCGTAGAACACGTCACTGCTAGTTTAAGTATATGATTTGCACTTCTAAAATCATACGGAATTAATTGATTATTACTGCTGTAAAAGAATTGTACACGCAAACTCGTTATATTCCGAGGTCCAGAATCAAAATTATGCTCAACAATGTCGTCGACACCCGAAAAATTAATAACATCCCCACACATCAGGATGCGACCCGTATAAAAGGGAGTCTTTGAAAATATAGTCTTGTTAAATTCTTCAGAACCACTACTTAATTTTACTATAATCGCATCAGGTCCCTGTATATTTATAGAGCCTGTTTTTAGTGTTTGTGTTCCACCTACGCTCGTGGATGAAACATTACTCGCAGAAAATCCCAAAATATCGTGTGGTGTCGTGTACCCATCTACGAGTACATTGGTGTGATACCCACGCACACCTCCATAAAATTCAAGTGTAAATGGTGTTGACGAATTTGTAAATGTGATATCATTCGTACCAGAATCGTACGAAGCTGTCGCGATATTTGAGCAAGCTGAAGACATTGCTGAAGCGAGTGTAGCGCCCGTATAGTTATCATTTGGTAATGACGTCGTTATCCCATTCACGGAAAACGTATTGTTGCGCTCATTGATTAACATTTGACTCGCGTGTATCCGGGCTGATATAAGTGAAATTTTAGTCACATCGTAAATTGGATTTTTTAAACTCACGACATAGTCTGCGGGGTTAGGATATAAAACGGGATCTCTTTCGCCACTATCTATGTCTAAGGTATGTACCTTCATTAAAATATATGGATAATATTTTAATGATTGTTTATCTCGATCTTATCTTGATTTTATTACAATTATGAAAGACTATGCGCGAGTGGGTTCTTCTGGAGTTGGTGTTTAGCCAAGTCCAAATTCATATTACTCGCGTGTGGGTTATAAATGCCCTTATATGCGTTAAACTGGTGGAATTTGGAGTTATTGTATTGCTGTGTCCACGCCCCATTAGCAGCATTCACACGTCCATCTATTCTACTAGAATCAGAGCGCACACTCGTTACTAAACCACCTTGATTAAGTGGTCCAGCTCTGACATTCATTCTACCAGCACCACCGGCTCTGTTTGGTTTTCCACGACGATCATCTGGTCTGAACCCATAATTCTGTAATTCTTCGACTGTGTGTGGTGTACCGTAAATTCTCTTTTCTCCAATCTTACTACCCGGGGCATTAATGTATCCGTGATGGAAACTATGTATACCCGGAGCTGGTTGATTCGCGTATTGGTATTGTTCTACATTGCCATCCTTCTTATTACGCGTAGGATCTTGTGCACGGGTGCTCATTGGTATAAACCGCTTCGCGGGTGCGTTCGAAAGACCGTCTGTTCTCAACCCGGTTTCGGCTCGATTCGTGGTACGCTTTGTACGTTCGTGTTCTTGTCTCGGAGTAACGCCGGTCATACCTTGAGCTCGTCCTGGGACTGTGGGAAGCCTCTCTGGAAGGAATGCAGTCTTTTCTGGTCTGTTATTACCAAGTTCCCCCGCAAGTCCTCTTCGACCACCCGTTATATCCCCACCTGGTCCGGTTCTACCTGGAAGTGTTGTTAATTTGTATTCACCCACGTTAACTGGGTTAACACGGAATAATTGTTGATAACCACCAAAACTTGGTATTTCGCTACCAACCCCAAGACCGGGTCCAACTTGTTGTTTTTCTATAGGCGCCAAATTATTCATTCGTCCTGTATCAAACATACGATCGCGCATTTCTAATATCTCCTGGCCGCTCGATTTTTGCTGGGGCGCTATATCCCCAAATTGTGGCATTTCTACCTTTTTACTTGGTATAACAACGGTATCGTCGCTGTCTGGAATAACAAAATCTGGTGTTTCTTGCGTGGGTTGTTCCATTTCTGGTTCATACGTTTCCTTATGAGGTTTACTTAATGTACGCCCGGCGTACACTAAGCCCGCAATAGCTAAAATGGATATAGGATCAGCCATCTTTCTTATTACTTAGACACATTTTTATTCCCGTACCTTTGCAAAAACATACCATTTTGAGTATTGGCTCGAGTACTGGATGGTTCATATGTTCGAGTTCGGAGAGGAACTTTACATTGAACATTCTGGAGTGGGAAATATCCCCGACTGTAAGTTTCGACTAAATTTTTATTAAATTGAGATGTTGTTTGTGGTCTGAGTTGATCACTCGTTTCGATAAATTCCGCTGGACTGCCCTTTCCAGCCATATAAGGAGCTGTCCCATATAATACGGTATTTGGGCGGGAGCCGTAATTTAATGAAGTGGGCTGAGGTAAGGGGTTAACATCAGCGGTCGCGCACACGGGTGGAACGGCTGGATGTTGAACAATATTCAAGCCTGGTTGAAGTTGATACGCCATTTACTATTATATAACATTTTGTTTATAAGTAAATCGAGTATCAGCGTTTATATTTACTAACCTAAAATTTAAGTAGTGAGTCCACCACCAAGTCCAGACCCCCTATGCATACCACTTCTCTTATCTCCATTTGGATCGAGGCCCGCGAATGCACCTAATTGAACACCTCTCGCATCGGGGTCGCACATGCGAGGATCCGAACGACACATCGGTCTATTTTTTCCTCCGTATAACCATTCAGCGTATGCAGTTTGATCTCCTGGAATATCCGTAACTGGACTGGATACAAATTGTCTAGATAATGCATTCCTTTGATATTGTGGTAAAGCGGAACGAGAACGCGCTGGTCCGTATGGAACACGACTAGTCGTTTGAGCGTTCACACTCTGCTTAATAGTGGGGTAATAGCACGCAGATGGGCGATCTGGATTATCATTATAATCGCTCAATAAAACATTCCCCATTGGGTTATCTGGTGTTGGTCTCTGACACGCGCCCCCACGAACCGGGCGAGCTACTACGGGTCTCGCGACCCCTTCTTTAATCATGTTTGATTTTTGCATAACATATAGTACGCCAAGAACTGTCGCACCTAAAACAAATATACGGGCATCTCTCTTAATTAAATAGATAATACACGTAGCGTATATAATAAAACGGGCTGTTGCATTTATGCGCTCGTCTGATGTCTGGCTATTATTTGGCCAAAACTCGGTTACCTTATCGGCTTTTACAAGCTGCATAGGATCTTCAAATACAGTGCTCATTTATATTAGTATAGGTTTATTTTTTCAACATCCCTCCCAACATACCCTGTACAGATTTGAGCAATTGGGCTTCATCCAAATCACCCCCGTTTTCCCCCAATTCGTTCGCCATTTTAGATGCTACACTTTCTATCACCGAAAGTGTTTTGGGGTCGATTGACTGAATCGTCGTTCCTAACATATACAGTGTTTGTACATATTGCCAAATAGCGTCTTTTGTAGCTTGTTTTGCATTACCCCAATGAGATTTCAAATTAACATCTTTAATAAAATCCATATTCTTTGATTCCTCGATGAAAAACGTTTCATCCTTAGCTGTAAGTTTTTCTGAGTGTGGAGAAACACTAGCCATGAACCCATCAACGATTAGCCGAGGATTTGCGCTTTTCATTAAATCAAATGCGGATTTGCATTTGCGGAGCCCCTTTTCTTCTGGAAACGTCTTGTGTAATTCCACAAGGAATTGCTCCATCATATCTGTGAATGCGGATACCGAGGTCATTGGTGTAGTGTTATTATATAATAGACTATATCTTTAAGTCAGAATACTAAAATGGTTCGGTAGAAATAGTCTCTCTCTTACCTAAACCATTTGTTACTATAAAAAAAACTAAAATAGCCACTAGTGTAGCTGGTTTAGCGTATGCGCTTAATTGCAACTTTCCTTCGTTATTTAACTTTGCCTTTGCGTGTATGTATCCGGCGGTTATACCCCCGGCTACGATAGATGCCCAAACGGGATCTCGAAGATAGTCTTCTATTTCCATTTAATAATAGCCAACTTTTTTTCTTCTATCATCTGCTGCATCTGGAAATAATACATCTTCTTGGATAGAATCCGTGTGAGTCTTTTCCTGAGGTATACGAGATGTGCGAATATTTCTGAATTCGTCCTCGAATGGGGAACGACTCGGCATTTCAGATACAGGAATTTGTTCGGACACGGGTTCCGTTTCCTGTTACATGCCCTGTTCCATACCCGGTTCCACACCCGATTCCATCCCTGGTTCCATCCCTGGTTCCATCCCTGGTTCCATCCCTGGTTCCATCCCTGGTTCCATCCCTGGTTCCATCCCCGGCTCCATCCCCGGCTCCATCCCCGGTTCCGTCCCTGGTTCCGTCTCCGTATCTCCTTCTACTATTTCTGGATCTTGTGTATCCTCGATATCGCCTCCTATGTTTATATCTGAATCTCTTTGAGAGATGTATGTTTGTAGTATTTCTTGTACAGGTATAAGCTCCTTAACAGTTGTTTCTATGCAAACTGAAAATCGTTCAAATAAAGTATCATTACGTTGATGCTCATTTTGAGATTCGTGGAATATATAAGGATCCCTGTATATATCCTTTGCTGCATTATTATAACACATTTGAATAAATACTTCGTTTGAAGGAAGTTTAAGTGATAATTTTTTGTTGTCCGAACTTAAACGAACCGCGGATAAAATTTTTGTAGTGGCGACAAAAACAGCCGCCAATAGATCGCTGAACCACGCGCATCGATTTGTAATATTATCGGAATGTGTTTTTGACATAGCATCACTCCAATTTGGTACTTCTTTCAATAATTTTTGAAACATCACTAACACCTTCCGCCCTTTAGACATTTTGTTTGCTTCTTCATACATATCATCAAATACATCTATCATAACTGGGGCCATTAATAAACATAATTGACCAATATACTCCTTTTTGGCCTCTACCAGAATATTCAGGTTATCCATTTATGATATATGTAATTTTTTAAAAAAACCATTATCGCGCATCACTTTCCCCTGTACTTATTTGCAGCTTTTTTCAAGTTTATAAATGAAGGAAATTCCTCATCTAACACTGGTTCTTCTTGTTTTTTCTTCTTGATATTCCACGTTATATATAATTCGTAATCATTTGTATGTTTTACTATAAACCCCCCGCGCTCGAGCTGACGTTTTATATATTGTGTGGCTTTCATACGGTCAAATGTGGGATGTCCCACTACAAAACCTGGAACGACTACAAATAATTGTTTATTTCCAATCTCTACGGTCTGACGTATTTTCTTAGATACTTGATTATAAATTGATACGTATGTATCTTTCAGTAATTGCTTCTTTTTCTCTTCGATCTTTGCAATTTCATCTATACTGATCATTACAATTAAAGCAAATTATTTTTAAGGAAATCTAACTCAGATTTCTTAACCGTGTTATAATCTACAAATACCTTACCGGTTCCTCTATCTAAATAAGGTTCTTTATTTAAGGGCTCATCTATATCCATTGGTTGTGTATGCGCACTTAATACCTTTACATTCGTATCATCTATGAATTGTAAATCTACTGTTACTGAAAACCCGGTTGAATATCCACCGTGCTTAACGACCATAAACATAGCCTTATATAAATCCCTTTTAGGTACATCCCCTCTATTTATAACTTCTTGTACACTCCCCTCGACATTTTTTATAATTTTAGGTTTAAATTTTTTAACAGAGATAGTTTCAATTATATAGGTACACATTTTCGTTCGTTCCGATATATATTTATTTGTTGCGAGAACCATCGCCTCCATTTGATCATTCGTAAGACTAATCTTCTCATCTTGTTCTGTGTATTTTGAAAGATCTTCCTGAGGGTCGTCTATCACGATACTTCTAGAAGGTGCGTGATATCCAGCAAACCCAGAAGCCTTTGAATATTGTTCTGTTTTAACCATCGAAACAAGAACAACAACAATTAAAAGTAAAACTATCAGTGAAAGCCTCATTAAAATAAGCGGCGAAAATATTATCTAATCGATCGTTCCATCTCCATTTTCTAATAATTCTGGACTTATAAATTCCTGAAAATCCTCTCCCGTCAATTCCATATTATGACCAATTGAAGTTGCATTTTGACGCCTCGGTGTCTTTTTGTGTATCATGGGATTGTACAATTCTCCGTGTGGTAAATATAATGTCGTTATTTTTGATTTGCTATTCGCGTCCCATTTAGTTTTTGGGGTGCATTCACTGATATCCCATTTGCGAGGAGGGGGTTTGGGATACATGGACGATGCGCGACGTATCATATCGTGTTCTCCTCCAATTACTTTCCCCGTGAAACCCGGGACTACATCATACTTCACAACAGATGGGGTCCAATTACTCATATATACTTCTATGTCATTAAATCTTTAATCGATCCATCCGTTTAAGCATCTGTATACTTCTGTCGCTCGCTCACCGACATGCGTGCAATTTTTTCATCGTGTAATTTTAATTCCCTTTTTACCTTATGAATCTGGCGCCCCTTTTGATTATCTTCGTGTTCTAGTGTTTTGAGAATATCTTTTAATTGCTTATATATAATAACATTAAAGTCCTTATCTATATTTTCGTCGTTAAATATAACGTCGTAACACGACCGGTGTAAAATGTCTTTCATTAAAGAACGCTCAACATTACCCTTATCGTCCACCACGTCTATAGTCAAATAATATGCCCGTGAACACGGATCTATCTGAACAGTAGATGAAGCCAAGCACTTCGGTATAACTAAATAAGCTTTATTTGAACTCGCCTTAATGGATCTTCGAGAAAAATGCTTTAATATACGTTCATCGTCTCTCACGTTTCCAACAAAACCATGTTTAAATAATATTGGTTTGAGAATAATAGATTGTGTCTGTGGTTCAGTTTTATTCACATCTAGTTCTATGCTATTACCCATAACACCCAAAGAAAACCCATTTATACTCGTCGCTATAGTCGTCACTGATAATTTAAGATTATACCTTGAAAAGTTGACAAAAATAACATTTGTGGACGTCGAATATTTCATTTTAGAACCTAGTGTTCGTTTCAATAATGTACACGAACCCAAGTGCGTTTGGTATGGGATATCATAACATGGACATAAATTTGCGTATTTTCGTCTCAAGACGCGAGGAAGTTTATGATGCTTTTTTCTCTTACCTTTACCGTCGTCATCCCCCACGGTCCCACTGGATTCGGTAGATACGTGGTATTGTTTTAAAAATTCCTGGAGTGTAGGATCGATCGGTTTATACCACGGAGGTAAATTAACATCGCTTAATGAAAAAAACCACGATTTCAAACGCTTCCACATTTATTATTAACTTATATTTTTAAAACCTAAGTTAATAATATGAAATGGATTTTTCATGATGGATGCCTCTAACAGCCTCCGAGAAATACAAACCCTTATAGATAAACATGCGGGTGAAGATGTACATATTATAGAGGAAGGAGACTATCTACAAATATGCAACCACATGCGTACAGTTTTCCAGTCTAAAGTGTCGTCGACACCCAATGTATTTCAGCAACCCATATCTATCCAAAATATACCGGGTTTAAACGAAGATGCGATAAATTATTTTTACAACAATCATAAATGTAATAGATTGTGGTCAGAAATACGATGTAAAGAACACGAAATAAAGGGACTCGTAGATGAAGAGACGTATTATTTTAAAGAACGCAAACGACGTGTCATTGGTTTTAAAAACGAAGTGGTTCAACATTTTTGCGCTTTACATCGAATACGCTTAGAAGATTGGACGTATGATTATCTCAGAAAACATTATGAAGAAAATGGTTCTGAACAGGAAATAGCCAACTTTGAAAAAATGTTCGGTGAACTGTGTGAAACATATATGACCCTCGAAAATTCATTTGTACGTAAACATCTAACAGAAATAATGGCTCGAAAAGAAGAATTGTATGACAAAATAGATGAACTTGAAACTGAAATGGCTATGTTGGATCCACGAGTTGTTGGAGCGACTGAAAATCTACTTATTCGGTACGAAGACGAAGATGAAGACGAAGGCTCATTGAACTCGCCTATACAATACACAATAAACGACAACACACTTCCTGAAAATACACGTTATGCAGAAACTTTTATTAACACACCCGATGTTGTTGCAGAATTATCACTCGATGATGACGATGATAATAATACTAATGTAAACACGGTTAGTGAACAATATGGAGACACCACTGATCCTCTCTGGAGAAATGGTATACAATTAGACCATATACCCGATATAGATTAAATCGCGTTATTCGCATTCGTTTCCTTTAGAGAATCGTATATAGATTTATCGATTATGAGGTAAGACAGTATACCACCAATAACAAACGCACATGTGAGGATACCGGCACCCTCTAGTGTCTTGTTTTTATCCTTACCAAATTCTTTGATGGTTGTCTTCGATCGTGGGTGTACTTCGCTTACAGCAAAAACGGCGAGTGTGGCCAAAAATGTCGCCGCTATTAAGTATCCTCTATCGACCGATAAGCGGGGTAATCCCGTGGACAGAGATAATAACATATTTGGGATAACGAATGTGAGTAGTATAGTCTTTGCTGTGTAGTTATCCGTGATTAACGGAGATGCCAATGTAAACAATACAAAAATCCAATATAACATCATTATACCCACATCTGAATACGGAGTAGCTTCCATGGTTATTATATTTTACTGAGAAATTATTTATCTTGTACGTGTTTTCCACAGAATTTTGTCTTCTGGGTAATCGGTTCGTATATACCTAGTTCTTTACAAATTTGTATTAATTTATTATATTTATCCCAATATTCTTCGCTATGATCGTACTCTTTTATAGCACTATGAGCCAATTCGTGTATTAAAACGTGCATGATTTTGTTTGTATCCCCACTTATACATAAACCAATCTCTTGACCCTTATTTGTATTATACCCAATAGTCTCTGTTCTAGTATGTGCCGTAATGGGTATAGGTTTCTGCAACATTTCAAATTCTTTGTTATTCGTCTCTTTTAAATGTTCGCGTAAAATCCTATATTTTTCCTTGACTATCCTGAGATTTTCTGGTTCGTGTGTGTTCATGTATATGAATATATTTATGATTACAAGTACTAGAGCGAGTATCATTTTCTATATGTAAAGATAAATTTACTGTATAATTCTGAAAGAGGATTTCCTTTTAAATCCTCCCAATACTCTAAAGTAAATCCCATATTTTCTACATGTGTTATCAACAAATCTCTATGTGCAATTGGCTCTGGTTTAGGTCCGTCTTTGTAATAGGGTGTATCGGTCAAATTCACGGACAATTTCTCTCCGAAATTTCCAGAACTTGATTCTTCCATTATAAAAAAATTCCCTAAATCGTCACGGAAAGGTGTCCTGAATATAATTTTATCTGAATTGGGAATAATACCTATAAAATACCCACCCACATTCATTCTATTTCTAATCTCTCGAAGAGACGTTATAAAAAGGTCTCTAGATTCAAAAATATAATGAAGGGAAAAATTATAACATATAATATCGTAACGTCTGTGTGGTGCCGCGAATATATCACCGTGATAAAAATTTACACGAATTTTCATATTCTTAGCGCGCGTTTTTGCCTCTTCTAGAGACTCTGTGTTTGGTTCACACATACTTATATAAGCGCCTGCGTGTTTCCATTTTTGTAGATCACCCCCAAATCCAGATCCCACATCCAAAATGTTATGCCCCTCGCGCGTGACCATTTGGATGAGAGATCGTTTTTCATCGTTGTGATAACGACGAATAGACTCCATTCTACGATTATCTATTTCTATATTTTTAAATCACTTAGGTCATTCTCCGAATGTATAACTGAATGATCTGTTCATTTCACATAATTTCACGGCTTTGAACATTTTTCTTAAGAAATATATCATTTTATACTCTATAATTATTTTATTTTATCTATTTTATTTAAAGACATCTATACCCAATAAATGTATATGGTATATGATTTAATTTTAGGAAGATTAAATCTCGGCAAATCTAAATATGGGCATGGTGTTCGTGTGTGTATGAATACCATGTCTTGGGGAACTCCCAGAGATTCATGGATGCACATGGCGAACGAGGAATTTCTAGACGCACTCGTTTACACGGCAGCGGATTATATAAGAAAATTCGAACTTCCTGGTGATCCCGACGACAATGCGCGCATTTTAGAAGTCATTCTAGATCCGCAATGTATGGCGTCAAGCGAACATACCAAAATTATATTAACACTGAAAGATCTCGTAGAAAAGTCTCTCGTGATGTAATGATTAATCTTCGTCGTCATTTAATGGAGTATATTTTTTAATAAAATCCAAATCCATAGTCATCATGGTCCACGTATTAAAACCCACGATTGTAGTTAGTATGGTGAAAAATTTACCTCTCCCCATTCTATATTATTGTAAAACATATATCTTCTCGAGATATACGATCCCGTGTGGTCCAATTGTATAAATAATAGTGATTCATCCCATCTCCCATACAAAACATATTTTTCAATAATTCTGAATTTCCAATCCCCGCATTCGTACAGTTTAACATATCAAATCCTTCCTTCTTAGCTACGTGCGCGGCATCGTTTAATGAATCTCCGACTATATAAAATATATATGCTTGGTGAATAATCTCTCCAGTATCTTTGTGTATGAATGGAACGCTATAAAATGATACAAACTTATCCTTATCTTTGTCTACATAGGAATATACTATCCCGTCGCGCGGCAACAACCAATATCGTACATATTCCTCGTTTACGACGGGTGCTATTTTAAAAGAAGATGTATGTTCTTTGAAAAGTTTTGTCACGTATGAAACATCTTCGTCGGTCATTTCACGTAAATGGGTTTTACCTCGTATCGTGTGTTTGGACTCGTCGGTGTCCGAAAATCCAAGTCTATTTAATTTTTCTACATTTAAAAGCCTGTGCCAATAATCGACTTGACACACCGGCGTAGGTATACATATTGACGCCGTGTATACAGCTTGCCAAATGTTATATAAATTCGAGCGACGCGTTATCTCACTTATCAAAATGGGTGCGAATCCCATTGATCTTAAATCCTTACGCACGCACAAGAAATTAACCTGTGTGACGGGTATCTCGTTATCGATCACGCGAATATGTAACGGGACGCCTGATATAAACGCGGACAATTTACCCGAACTCTCTTCTCTGATAGCGATGTGCCAATCCTCTTTAAATCCAGGTGCATACAGTGACCATAAAATTATATCCTTTGAATAAGCAAAATTAAACACGTCTCCGGATATGTAATGTTCTAGTAAAAACGGATAAAGTTCTTGTAATGAACAACAACTCCATACATACCCATCGGGGAGTATAATTGGTTTTATATTACGAGTGTGTGATGTATCTATCTCTCCATCTTTATCATAGTTTATTTTATCATTGGGCACGGGTTGTGTAGACCAAAATTCATGCATTCGCGATATATTATTTCATGCGATATATTTTTAAGCTGGCTTAAAGTTAATACACACATGTAGTATATCAATGAGTCTCGAACAAGATTACACGACCGTCCCGGGTCAGTTATTTGCGTGCCTGTCTATCGTAGGCCCAGAAGCCCCACAAAAAAATGACAAATTCGGAATTAAAATTAGAGGATGTTTCAATTCCCGTGATGAAGCGGCGTCACACGCAAAAAGATTACAAAACGAAGATAGTACATTCGATATTTATGTGGTAGATATGTACAAATGGCTATTGATCCCACCGGATCCATCCAAAATTGACGACGTTCATTTCACTAACGAAAAATTAGAAGCATTGATGCAGGGGTATAAGGAAAACCAGGCACAGGCCGCTAAAATGTTTGAAGAGCGTAAACGAGATATGCAAGCCACTAAACTCGAAGGTACGGATACTCCGTACATCAAACCCGGAGATGAAAACAGTAAATACTATAACAAACCAGATGAACCACCCATCAGCCATCCAGCAGAAATTCTTGAAAAGTTGCAAAAGGAAGAACCAGACACTCCGATGGAAGAGCTCGTTAAGAAGGCAGATGCCATGGTCGCGCAAGAAATCAAAGAAAGACAAGAGAAGCGCGAAAAGGAAGCTAAGGAAAAGGAAAGTGAAATCGAAGAGGGTGAAATTACGGAATCCTCTACTGATGCGGTTATTTCTGAAGCGGTCGACGACGGAGAAGAAGAAGTGAATTCTAAGTAAATAATTTTGTTATATAAATGTAAGTATGTTGAGTATAAGTATTATCTTAAACATAATCACCATTCTTATCGTAGCGCTCGCGATTGGTTTATTTTTGGGGCTGTATGATAGAGCACAAAAAAGTAAACCCGATATAAAAGCGTCTGAAGTTTTACGTGATACTCTCAAAGACCCACTTGTTGTGAGTAGGGCGTATTTTACAGAACCAACGACTGGTCCGATAGGTGATTTCACGGGTATGGAATCATCCTGGTCTGAGGATAACAGGTTGCATGGTTTTTCCCATAAAGAATCCTAATATAAATGCAACGAAAATTATAGCATACGCCGTCTTGTCCAGATTTGCAAAAAAATCGTTTCCGTTATTAGGGAACGCGTGTTGATATTGTGGTTGTTGCATCATCATTTGCGGTTGATGAAAATAAAACGGATCTTCGTTATTATTATTTTCATGTTCCGGTGCTGGATCACTCTCCTTATTATTCATTTGGATATCTGGTTCAAAATCTATGGGGTTGCCTATATCTGTCTCCATTTTATATTAGTTTAATTGTTTTTTTAAGCTCTATTATCGCATTACATCCTATCATTTAAATATTTTGGTTTGAATTCTACGTTATTATTAATAGCCTGGTCTATTAAAATTTGTTCGAATTCGTATGCTAAAGCTAAGGATAATCTAGTTATGTCTTCTTGAAAATCCGTATCACCCGAAACACCCTCTAGACCTATATTTTCTAATGTTTTGATAGATCTATATAACATTTTAGACGACATATCGACGTGATCTATATACTCTTTCGCCATGTTTATATTGGCTAAAAATTCACTGTAGAGAGAATTATTTATACCGGAATATTTAAGCGTTTCCTTTATGAGTGTATCAACCTTATCGAACCCTCTAGTTCTTTTCACGATTTTTGTAGTTATATATATAACAAATACCAAAAATATAACGGCGTACATAATATATTTATTTAGGATATAATTTATCGAGTGATTTAACATTAAGTTCATAAAGTCTACGCGGACATTTACACTCCTGGTATATATTTTTCTTTTCGATGTATATTTTCATATTCATGGTATCACACTCTTGACACCTCGCATCCGAAACAACCTCGAATTGTTTAGGTTTTTTTGATTTTTTTGTGGGTATTATTTCCTTTACCTCTCTACAAAATGCTGTCATGTATTTAGTAATAAATGCGTGTACACACTCTCTAGCATCTGTGTATTCTATATCTTGATTTATAAATTTAAATTTAGATTTCTTAGGAACTTCGTCCACTTTATATAATTTACTGATGATATTGGGTGTTAACAAATAATCTTTTCCAGTGAAATCCTTACACGTCCCATTTATAGAAAAACATTTCTGGTGTATATATTCACCCTTTATAAGGAATCTCACGTGGTTTCCGTTATGTTCTTTATTTATATTTTGACAATATTTGGATGTCGTCTGTATAACAAATGTACCCGAATTATTATATATCCTTTGAACATACGCCGTTTGGTATCCTTTCATATGTTTTTGAATAAACTTCTCTATGAGCATACACGTTTCTTCGTCTTTTAATTCGTCTCTCGTATCGATAACTCCGAATTCTCGATCCTTCTCTGCGCCTTCTATGAATACCGACTCTGTATTCTCTGTTCGCAATGTAACCATGTGCATGATTTCTACCGATGGCTCTTGTGATATATCCTCGCGTACCGTTTTTGGTCTACTTGTGTATTTGAAAATTGGTAAATATTCGCCTTTTGTTATCTTACCCGTATTACCACACTCCTTGCACCCATTTCCGGAACACGCTTCGTGTTTCTCCTTTTTATGAGACCACGGCATACGAAACCCACTTCCTTTGTCTCGATTATTCTTACGACCGTATACGGATAAATCGACTATATCCTCCCAATTCTTTGACCCGAATGTAAGATTCATCGTCGATACGATGTGTGTTCGTAACGCTACCGCGGCTGCCTTATCCACAACAAAATTTGGCCAATTTATGTGAACTCCGTGTTTTATGTACTCACCTATGGGTTTTGGTTGAGCCACACTCACGATACATTCATTACCACCGAAACTCTTTACTTTATCATAAATGACTCGACATATCTTCTCAATTTCTTCTATGGTTAATTCGTCGTCATCTTTATAATCTAAATCTAAAAAGAAATTATATGTGTCTGTTTTCTGTTCTACTACAAACAGTTTTTCACCCTTCTTTATACAATCGACGTACATTGTATAAAAATCGTTCAATCTATCAAAAGGCACGTAAAGAACACCCCCGTCCATGAGCACATGTGATATATTGGTACCATTACAAAACCCCTGTTCCTTACACCAAGACCTAAACATTTAATTACAAACGCGCGTTTCTTTTAATCCTCTTCTTCATCACTCGATGATCGATAATGCCAAATAGATCGTCTATACGATACATCCGGGCGCACTACTTTCTCTGCTAAAGTTTTTCTTAATACAAGCAATTCATATACCTTTTTACCTTTATTCTGTTCTATAAACGTGTCAGCCTTTTCTTGTGTATACGCTCTATTATCCATAAGAAGTTTATGAATTTGCATCAGAATATAGTTCTTCGACTTCATTATTTTATAGAAAATGTTTTTCTATTCAAGGAAGTCACACACGAATAAAATTCTGGATTGTTTATGACGTTCTTCACTATACGATCCCATCTCTTTTTCGTATTAAACTCTTGTAAAGATTCGAAATTCATATAATCGTTTTCATCGAATGTCCTTTTTATAGGTTGTTTATTAATTTTTTTGAGATTTGTTTTCTGTTTTTCTTCGTTAAATTTCTTTATGAATGTCGCCTGTTCAGCTCTCGAATAGTTGACAAAAAATATATATACGTTATATTCTAATTCCGTGGTTGGGTTTTCCTTTACTGTGAATTTATAAGATGTATATTCGCCATTTTTAAGAGATATCACGCCCCTCGTCTCTTCTTCCAGTTCTCTGAGTGCGCATCGTAAAGGGTTGGCGATTTCTTTTCTCCTGCACCCGCCTGTCACAAAAATCCAATCCTTGAATCGTCGATCTCTTACTGTCAGAAATCTTGGTTTATCGTCGGTAAATGTTACTGGTATAGCTATCGCTTTGTATTTTTTCATTGCGCATTTGCAAGTTATATTCTGACAATATGTTTATTCTCCTAAGTTTGTTTCACTTGGTTGTTTATTTTTGCCTTTACTTTCCGTCTTGGATACAGGCACTTCCTCGTCGTCGGAATCTTCTGAAATCGCCTGTTGATTAGGGGTTTCGTTCGATGAAATATGGTTAACAAAACCAACAAATGTCTGTTTTATACCATTCATATCCTCCTTCGTCTTATTAAGTTCTTTGTACATATACACTGTAGCGAGAATCGATAAAACGACTGCGATCATAGTCATAGTCTCTCGGTCGAACGTGAACATATTTTATTCTATACCTGTATTGTTTTATTTAGATATAACCGCACCCATATGTACATTTTTTCCCTGGGGACATTCATATCCGTGTTGTGCAAACTGTAATTCGGTGTAATGACCTTCTTTACACTTTGCATTTTCGGTGATAATATTATCTAACGTGTGGGATTTTGGGTCGTATGTTAGCACGAATACAAATGCCAATAAAAATACAAACGACCAAAACATTTACTATTATATACTATTTAATTCGAGTACATTAAACCTCCCATACCGTTTTCTATGCGTAAAATATTGTAATTTACGGCGTACACGTCATCGGCAGAATTGGCTGTAGAGTTCACGAGGCGAGCGGAGTCTAGGCGAGAGAAATTGAGCGAACCTGTTGGTTGTAGTTTGGCGGTGTCCAAACAGAACGGGTATAAGAAGAAATTCTTGTTATCGCCATCACCAGCACCCGCATCCTTGCTCGTCGCTGTGTGGTAATAAGACGTAACGGCTGTGAAGTGAGGATCGACATATTTAGAATCGGCAACATCGGTCCCGTTAATTTGAAGTTTCAGTTTATTGGCTGCGGCAGCGATATCGATATCGGCACCACCCGCCTTGCTCACGGCCAAGAATTTGACGGGGTGATTAAATGATAGTTCCTGGATCTTAGAGTTAGAGGCGATCGCCTTTTGGGTTTGTGTAATGACCATATTTTGTGGTTTATTCGCGAGAACTTGACGCTCGTCTGTGTCCAAGTGTACGTAATGCGCGTAGCATTCCCACTTTTCAGAATTCGCCACGGCTTGAGCACCCCACGTGATTCGCAATTCGACGTCGTGATATT